TTACGCCTTCTTTATATCCTCCATAATTCCAGAGTGGGACATATTTGGGACATTATCACCAAAAATGTCGTCTATTTTCCTCGCATGCTCTGTCAAATGATTAGGCGCAAGGTGAGCATACCTACGAACCATTTCTATGGACTCCCATCCGCCCATTTCCTGAAGCACTGATAATGGGACGCCTGACTGAATCAGCCAGCTTGCCCAGGTGTGTCTGAGGTCATGGAAACGGAAATCTTCAATTCCTGCACGACGACAAGCTGATAGCCATGATGTCTTGCTGTCGATGCGCATCTTCCTGACCGCAGGCGTTGATGTTCCATCTGCTCGCTTAGCCGCCTTGGTATGTACAAACACCCATTTGTGATGCTTGCCTATTTGATCACGCAACACTTTACAGGCGGTATCGTTCAGCGCCACACCAATGGCGCGGTTTGATTTGCTCTCTTCTGGATTCACCCAGGCAACTCGTCGCTGCATGTCGATTTGTTGCCATTCCAGATTTATGATGTTCGACTTTCTCAGACCAGTTGCCAGCGCAAACTTGACGACAGATTTCAGTGGTTCGGGGCACTCATCAATAAGGCGTTTTGCTTCCTCCTTTTCCAGCCATCTGACTCGCTTGTTTCTGACCGCTGGTATCTTGATGACAGGCGCTTTTTCCAGCCACTTCCAGTCGCGTTCTGCAGCACGGAGAATGGCCTTTATCATGGCAAGATGCTTTGCCTTTGTCTGAGTTGATACTGGCTTTGGTTCATAAACAGGCAGTTCTTTACCTTTCCTGATGGCGGCCTGAACTTTCTGTTTCCATATTTCTTTCGTCTTTCTGTTATGCATTCTGCTTACAGCAGAGTAAATCTTTGCCTCCGAGATATCTTTAAGCCTTATACCCTCAAAATGTTCAAGCCAGAACTCAATCCGGCTTTTATCTGAATCGAGAGATTTTTTATCAGCTTTTTCCTCAAGCCATCTTAGGCAGGCCTCTTCAAAAGTGACATCAGGTAAATCCCCTAGCTTTTCTACTCGCCAGAGTTCTGCTTTTCGCTTGTCGTGCAACTCCTGAGCTTGCCGCTTGTCCTTTGTGCCAAGAGATTCCTTAATTCGTTTCCCGCCCGGGAGCGAATACGAGGCATACCATATTTCATTTCTGCGGAAGAGTGACATTTTCTTTCCTCTGTTATGCCATCACCCGCGCTCACCTGGACAGTATGCAGCGGAGACTGAAGCGCCGCAATGCAGGCTTGCCGTGTTGTGAGGTAAGGAGATTTTGGCTTGGTTGGATCTTTACGTGTTGCCTGTAGGCGGCCTGTTCGTATCCAGTTGGTGGCGGTTGGTCTGGATATCTTAAGAAACTGACAGGCCTCATCGAGTGTGAGGCTGTATGATTCCATGGTTACCTCTGCTTTTTGAACGCATGTCACGTAACTTCTTAATGTGTTCTGCCGTTTCGATCTCTTCTGCTATCCGATCTGCATCAGCTTTATTCACAGGTTCAAAGTCATGATTAAAGCGGAACATGCTGGCGATACATGTTCTGCCTTTTCGGATGTAGTGAACTTTGTTGTGGGTAGAACGCAGGATTTTGCAGGGAGTGCCGTGGTGGTCGACGTACCAGGTGTTAGGAAAAATGATTCTGAACATTTTTACACCTCAGTTGGACGATGTTGAAATTTGCTGCTTTGAGGCCATCACAGTCCCCATTGTTTGTTCTTAAGTTCGATCTCCTCCTGGCAACTTGCACAAGTCCGACAACCCTGAACAGCCAGGCGTCTTCGCTCATCTATCGGATCGCCACACTCACAACAATGAGTTGCGGATACAGTCTGGTAGTTCAGACGACGCATTTTTATTGCTGTATTGCGCTGTAATTCTTCGATTTCTGATGCCGAATCAATGATGTCTGCCATCTTCCATTAATCCCTGAATTGTTGGTTAATACGCTTGAGGATGAATGCGAACAATAAAAAAGGAGCCTGTAGCTCCCTGATGATTTTGCTTTTCATGTTCACCGTTCCTTAAAGACGCCGTTTAACATGCCGATCGCCAGGCTTAAATGAGTCGGTGTGAATCCCATCAGCGTTACCGTTTCACGGTGCTTCTTCAGTACGCTACGGCAAATGTCATCGACGTTTTTATCCGGAAACTGCTGTCTGGCTTTTTTGATTTCAGAATTAGCCTGACGGGCAATGCTGCGAAGGGCGTTTTCCTGCTGAGGTGTCATTGAACAAGTCCCATGTCGGCAAGCATAAGCACACAGAATATGAAGCCCGCTGCCAGAAAAATGCATTCCGTGGCTGTCATACCGGGTCTCTCTCATCTGCTTCTGCTTTCGCCACCATCATTTCCAGCTTTTGTGAAAGGGATGCGGCTAACGTATGAAATTCTTCGTCTGTTTCTACTGGTATTGGCACAAACCTGACTCCAATTTGAGCAAGGCTATGTGCCATCTCAATACTCGTTCTTAACTCAACAGGAGATGCTTTGTGCATACCGCCTCCCGTTTATTATTTATCTTCTCAGCCAGCCGCTGTGCTTTCAGTGGATTTCTGATAACAGAAAGGCCGGGAAATACCCAGCCTCGCTTTGTAACGGAGTAGACGAAAGTGATCGCGCCTACCCGGATATTATCGTGAGGATGCGTCATCGCCATTGCTCCCCAAATACAAAACCAATTTCAGCCAGTGCCTCGTCCATTTTTTCGATGAACTCCGGCACCATCTCGTTAAAACTCGCCATGTACTTTTCATCCCGCTCAACCACGACATAATGCAGTCCTTCACGCTTCATACGCGGGTCATAGTTGGCAAAGTACCAGGCATCTTTTCGTGTCACCCACATGCTGTACTGCACCTGGGCCATGTAAGCCGATTTTATGGCCTCGAAACCACCGAGCCGGAACTTCATGAAATCCCGGGAGGTAAACGGGCATTTCAGTTCAAGGCCGTTGCCGTCACTGCATAAACCATCGGGAGAGCAGGCGGTGCGCATACTTTCGTCGCGATAGATGATCGGGGATTCAGTAACATTCACGCCGGAAGTGAACTCAAAGAGGGCTCTGGCGTCGTTCTCGTACTGTTTTCCCCAGGCCAGCGCCTTAGCGTTAACTTCCGGAGCCACACCGGTGCAAACCTCGGCAAGCAGGGGGTGGAAGTAGGACATTTTCATGTCAGGCCATTTCTTTCCGGAGCGGGGTTTTGCTATCACATTGTGAACCTCTGAAGCGGTGATGACGCCGAGCCGTAATTTGTGCCACGCATTATCCCCCTGTTCGACAGCTCTCACGTCGATCCCGGTACGCTGCAGTATAATGTCCGGTGTCATGCTGCCACCTTCTGCTCAGTGGCTTTCTGTTTCAGGAATCCAAGAGCTTTCACTGCTTCGGCCTGTGTCAGTTCTGACGATGCGCGAATGTCGCGGCGAAATATCTGGGAACAGAGCGGCAATAAGTCGTCATCCCATGTTTTATCCAAGGCGATCAGCAGAGTGTTAATCTCCTGCATGGTTTCATCGTTAACCGGAGTGATGTCGCGTTCCGGCTGACGTTCTGTAGTGTATGCGGTATTTTCGACAATGCGCTCGGCTTCATCCTTGTCATAGATACCAGCAAATCCGAAGGCGAGACGGGCACACTGAATCATGGCTTTATGCCGTAACATCCGTTTGGGATGCGACTGCCACGGGCCGGTGATTTCTCTGCCTTCGCGGGTTTTGAATGGTTCGCGTCGGCATTCATCCATCCACTCGGTAACGCAGATCGGATGATTACGGTCCTTGCGGTAAATCCGGCATGTACAGGATTCATTGTCCTGCTCAAAGTCCATGCCATCAAACTGCTGGTTTTCATTGATGATGCGGGACCATCCATCAACGCCCACCACCGGAACGATGCCGTTCTGCTTATCAGGGAAGGCGTAAATTTCTTTCGTCCACGGATTAAGGCCGTACTGGTTGGCGACGATCAACAATGCGATGAACTGCGCATCGCTGGCATCGCCTTTAAATGCTGTCTGGCGAAGAGTGGTGATCAGTTCCTGTGGGTCGACAGAATCCATGCCGACACGTTCAGCCAGCTTCCCTGCCAGCGTTGCGAGTGCTGTACTCATCCGTTTTATACCTCTGAATCAATATCAACCTGATGGTGAGCAATGGTTTCAACCATGTACCGGATGTGTTCTGCCATGCGCTCCTGAAAGTCAACATCGTCATCAAACGCACGGGTAATGGCTTTTTTGCTGGCCCCGTGGCGTTGCAAATGATCGATACATAGCGATTCAAACAGGTGCTGGTGCAGGCCTTTTTCCATGTCGTCTGCCAGTTCTGCCTCTTTCTCTTCACGGGCGATCTGCTGGTAGTGACGCGCCCAGCTCTGAGCCTCAAGACGATCCTGAATGTAATAAGCGTTCATGGCTGAACTCCTGAAATAGCTGTGAAAATATCGCCCGCGAAATGCCGGGCTGATTAGGTAAACAGGAAAGGGGATTAGTGATTCAGACCGTTGCCGCGCCCGTCGAGAAAAACTTCCACGAGCAAGTCGCGGGTATAAGTGCGCTCGATGCCGCGATGCAGATAAAGCCGTCCGCGTAAATTAGCTGATGCAGTCCAGGTACCATCTTTGTGTTTGACCAGCATTCCTGGCATGACCGCACCGCGATTAACGGTCTGCGTTCCGTAATGTTGATGAACCATAAAAACTCCTGCCCGTAAGCTGGGCTGCTGAACATATAGAGACTTCTGCGCGTATTCAGGCGGTGGATGGCCGCCGGTTGTCATAACTAAGCCGCCTCGTTGAAGCGACTGAGGTATGAGGTGTTGAGTTGAGTTGATTTCAGCTGGTCACACCGACGTTCACGCGTCCGTTTCACCCCTCGCCCTCCCCGGAGCCTGCCGAAATTCAAGCTGCGGATCTAAGCGGTCATCGCAACGGTGAATCAGGTGGTTGCCGTATCGTTGTGTTGTTGCGACATGGTAATAATAGCTATTGCTATTGGCGGTATCAATACTTATAGCTATTGATTGATGTGTTTTGATATTAACTGTTTGATAGCAAAAAGAATTAATTTTGTGACTTGCATCGCATAGCGATAACTGAAGGGAGGTTGTGGTGGTTTTTTGAACGGTGTGTGATGAGGGGAGGCAAAAGAAAACCCGGCACGACGGCCGGGGAAATCATTTCGCATCTACAATAAATAACCTGTTTATCTGGCCTTTTTTAACAGTAGCCTTTGCGGTTATAGTGAATACTGCAGATGGATCACCTTTGGTTGATATATATGCACTAAGAGCTCTAATATACGGGTTATTCTTCTTTCCTGCAGCTGGATCGCTAATTTCAGCAGTGATTCTCTTTTTTGAGTCATCACCATCTAAAATTATTTTAGCTGTCATATTTTGTGCATCAAATTCTGTAAGAAAAGCACGATACTCACGAAGACCGAGAACTTCATCATCATCAAGCCTATCAATTTCAGCTTTATCTCTCTCGTTAACTTTTAGAAGGCAGCCGTCAACATTTGTTGCAACACTTATCTGATCGCAAGTATTACCAATAGGTGATACTGCCTGCCTTACAGAGGGGCGAAGCTCTACAGCCATTCGGTCAATCAAAGAGATCAACTTATCAATGGTTCCAGCATCCTTGTTTCCTAGTGCCTCTATGGCCTTTTCAAGTGACTGCTGCAAAGCTTTCATTTCATCTTTCTTGTTAGAATTTCTCGCAAAAATATATTGTAGTATTGCGCCAAGTATAGTTGCGGCGATCCCCGAGAACAACTGGTTCTGAGTGGCGAAGTTAAGAACTGCTTCAAGAGTAAAGCAGTTAGCTTTTGCTTCGCGTGCGTAAACCTTAACTTCCTGATAATTAATGTATTTACTATATTTTTGTGTAACAGAGAAAGAAGCTGCTGTTGAGAGAACTTTAGAAAAACCCTTTAGGGATTCTCCTAGGCAGTTCAAATCTATTTCATGATTTAAAGCATCTTTTCCGTCATACCTAAGAGAGATTTTTATATCCTGTAAAGCGTCACAATCCATAAATCGCTCTCGTCTAATTCTAATTAAATTTACTATCCCCTAAACGACTCATCAGCACAGTACTGATTATCCATGTTTCCTGTACGTTTGGGGCATGCTCCCAATAACCTTACCGAAGATGAACACCCGGTTCATCTCGTCTTTCTCGATCGGGTCCCACGGTGAGTAGCTCTTGTTATCAGAGATAACCAGCAGCTTATCCTTCATCATTTGCAGGCGCTTTACATGGGCGGTGTCGTCGTACAGAAACGCATAGATGCCATCACCGTCGAAAGATTTAACCGTGATATCAACGAACAGCAGATCACCTGGTTCGATCGTTCCTGACATGCTGTCACCACGCACGTTAATGATGCGGATATTTTCTGCCTTCCTACCATCGAACATGTGACGAGCATCGTCAAACGAGTACTCAACCGAGCGTAGAACTTCTACAAACTCACGGTTGATGACTCCCGGCCCGGCACTCACTTCTATATCAAGAACGTCAATCTTGAAGTATTTGGGATGGTTGGCAGTAGGCTTCCCTAATTGTTGACCGTCATTTCTCATCGGGCCTATGCCTGATGAGAGCCACTCTGTTCGAACACCCAATGCATTAGCTATTTCAACAATTTTTGTTGAGCCGCGCGCGTTGCCGCTTGTCAGTCTCCAGATTGTGGGTTGAGCTACGCCAGACGCCTTTGCAAGAGCGCCTTGAGACATTCCAGATTGTTCCATCGCTAGGTTTAAGCGATCAGCAAGAGTTTCTTTTTTCATAAGTTTTAATTTATACGCTTGCGTATTGATGGTCAAAACACGTTTTGCTATTGTTATGATTAATACGCATTGCTATTATTTATTCGTTGCAATACCAATAGGAATTGATAATGACAAATCAAACCATTCAACTCGCAATCAGTATTACAGGTAGTCAAAAACGACTGGCAGATCTATGCGGTGTAGCCCAACCCACTGTTTGGCGTTGGCTACACGGTGGCGGAATTGATGCCCGCTATGTAATGAAAATTGTCTCAGCCACTGGTGGAAAGATTAAACCAGCAGATATTCGTCCCGACCTCGCACCATTGTTTAACGCGAGTAATTCTGCCGCCTAAACTGCGGCGTTAACTGATAAGGCAATGACTATGCAACCACTTACATACCAACAGACTAGCGGATTTAGCCCGACTGCGGTGATAAATCGTTCTCAAACAAAACAAGCTCCAGGCCACGAAAAAATCCGTGATGCCGTCCGCGCCTGGTCGGCTGCAGATAATCAGGATGTTGTTGCCGCACTCATTGTGAATGAGTATCGGGAGCAGGGCGGCGGCACCATCGATTTCCCTGATGATGTCAGCCGTGCACGCCAGAAGCTGTTCCGCTTCCTCGATAACAAATTCGATTCTGAAAAATACCGAAATAACGTGCGTGAACTGACCCCGGCAATTCTGGCGGTACTACCGCTGGAATATCGCGGTTACCTGGTTGAGCAGGATAGCTTTATGGCTAGGGTGGCTGAAATGGAAAAGGAACTCAGTGAGGCAAAACAGGCTGTCATTCTCAACGCACCACGCCACCAGAAACTGAAGGAGATGAGTGAAGGCATTGTGTCGATGTTTCGAGTGGACCCGGATCTGGCTGGTCCATTGATGGCGATGGTCACCACCATGCTGGGGGCAATATGACAGGTTCAAAAATGGCGAAAGTCGGTCTGCGGGAACAGAACCGACTTTCAGGTGCAAATCGTAACACACTCATTGCGGGAGGAATTATGGCAAACACTGCTAAGATATTCAATTTTCCAGTGCCGGATGCGGCACAAAAGGAGCCGCGTGTGGCAGATCTCGATGATGGTTATACGCGCATTGCAAATGAGTTGCTGGAAGCTGTGATGCTGGCCGGATTAACACAGCACCAGCTTCTGGTCTTCCTGGCTGTCATGCGCAAAACATATGGCTTTAATAAAAAACTGGATTGGGTGAGCAACGAGCAACTTTCCGAGTTGACCGGGATATTGCCGCACAAGTGTTCTGCTGCAAAAAGTGTTCTGGTAAAGCGTGGGATTTTTATTCAGAGCGGGCGGAATACCGGCATTAATAATGTGGTCAGTGAATGGTCAACATTACCCGAATCAGGTAAGAAAAATAAAGTTTACCTGAAAGAGGTAAATTTACCTGAATCAGGTAAAAAAAGTTTACCCAAATCAGGTAAAGGCGTTTACCCGAATCAGGTAAACACAAAAGACAAACTAACAAAAGACAATATAAAACCTTTTTCGTCCGAGAATTCTGGCGAATCCTCTGACCAACCAGAAAACGATCTTCCTGTGGTGAAACCGGATGCTGCAATTCAGAGCGGCAGCAAGTGGGGGACAGCAGAAGACCTGACCGCCGCAGAGTGGATGTTTGACATGGTGAAGACCATCGCGCCATCAGCCAGAAAACCGAATTTTGCAGGGTGGGCTAACGATATCCGCCTGATGCGTGAACGTGACGGACGTAACCACCGCGACATGTGCGTGCTGTTCCGCTGGGCATGCCAGGACAACTTCTGGTCCGGTAACGTGCTAAGTCCGGCCAAACTCCGCGACAAGTGGACCCAGCTCGAAATCAACCGAAACAAGCAACAGGCTGGCGTGACAGCCGGCAAACCAAAACTCGACCTGACGAACACTGACTGGATTTACGGGGTGGAGCTATGAAAAACATCGCCGCACAGATGGTTAACTTTGACTGTGAGCAGATGCGCCGGATCGCCAACAACATGCCGGAACAGTACGACGAAAAGCCACAGGTACAGCAGGTAGCGCAGATCATCAACGGTGTGTTCAGCCAGTTACTGGCAACTTTCCCGGCGAGCCTGGCTAACCGTGACCAGAATGAACTGAACGAAATCCGCCGCCAGTGGGTTCTGGCTTTCCGGGAAAACGGGATCACCACAATGGAACAGGTTAACGCTGGAATGCGCGTAGCCCGTCGGCAGAATCGACCATTCCTGCCATCACCCGGGCAGTTTGTCGCCTGGTGCCGGGAAGAAGCATCTGTTAACGCCGGGCTGCCAAACGTCAGCGAGCTGGTTGATATGGTTTACGAGTATTGCCGGAAGCGTGGCCTGTATCCGGATGCAGAGTCTTATCCGTGGAAATCGAACGCGCATTACTGGTTGGTTACCAACTTGTACCAGAACATGCGGGCCAATGCGCTGACTGACGCGGAATTACGGCGCAAGGCTGCCGATGAACTGTCCTGTATGACCGCGCGAATTAACCGTGGTGAGGCGATACCTGAACCAGTAAAACAACTTCCTGTCATGGGCGGTAGACCTCTAAATCGTGCACAGGCTCTGGCGAAGATCGCAGAAATCAAAGCTAAGTTCGGACTGAAAGGATCAAGTGTATGACGGGCAAAGAGGCAATTATTCATTACCTGGGGACGCATAAGAGCTTCTGTGCACAGGACGTTGCCGCGGTAACAGGTGCAACCGTAACCAGCATAAATCAGGCTGCGGCTAAAATGGCGCGGGCAGGAATCCTGGTCGTTGATGGTAAGGTCTGGCGAACGGTGTATTACCGGTTCGCTACCAGAGAAGAACGGGAAGGAAAGGTGAGCACGAATCTGATTTTTAAGGAGTGTCGCCAGAGTGCCGCGATGAAACGGGTACTGAGGGTATATAAAAGAACATCAATGGGAACACAATGA